TTATCCCTCCATTGCCCAAACTCGGACTAATCCTGACGCTCCTGATAAACCAGTACGACCATCGTTAGTAGTAGAGGTGCGCTTTGACGCCCCGCCTCCGTATACTGCGCCAACTAAGTTGTCCGCTATTGCAAGGACTCTACTGATGGGGCCATTATTATCATCCGCTAAAGTATAACTTTTTAACAAGAGTAAAACACTCTCGGAGTATGTCGCCGTACCTTGTGCCCCTTTGGTCTCCGAGGTATTTTTACCCCCGCTACCTCCAGTAGCCGTCAAAAATGACCCAAAGGAGGACGACCCGCCCGACCCAGCATATCCGGTAGTCGACTTAGCTCCACCGGCTCCACCGGCCCCAACTGTGACCGGGACAGCAGATCCGCCAGAGACAGGCACAAGCGCGCGAATGTATCCTCCACAACCGCCCGGCCCTCCAGCACCAGCTAGGCTGACTCCACCAGACCCTCCACCGCCGCCGCAGCACTCCACAACAACCTGTGTCACGCCATCGGGGGCGGTAAACGTATACGACCCAGGCGTTGTGTACTCTGTCAGAGTCCACGTCAGGTAGTCCCCCTGCGATGGCGGCAAATCACGGACCACGGCGTCACCCGACGCATTCCAACTGGGTACCTGTCCGGCCGCTCCCTTGGGCAGCCGCGCGGGCTTGCCGTCCGCATCGCCCACGATCAGGTCGCCCCGGGTGGTGATGATGCTCGCGACATCGGCGGGCAGGTCCTGCAGATTCGCGGCGCTGCCGGTAGGAGTCAGGATGTCGTCGTCGTACACCAGCCCCAGGTTGGAGCGGGCGGCAGCGGCCGTGGTCGCCCCAGTGCCGCCCGACCCAACCGGCACCACGGCCTGGTCGGAGTTGGCGGCCACCGAGAAGAGCACGATATCCGCATCTCCGTCGAACAACTTGACGAGCCAGGCAGGATTGTTGTTGTCGTCGATCCAGATCTCGCCGGGTTGGACATCCGAGGGGCGCGAATTCCCCTTGCGCGAGGAGGCCAGGGATTTGAGGATGTTTTCGAGACTGGCCACCAGATCGCCGCCCCCCAGGGGGGAACCGGGAATATCAAGCGGGTATTGCATATTAATATCCTTGGGCTATGAAGTTTATTGTCCGGGCAACGGGGCTGCCGGACACGTTGACAGCCAAACTGAAGCCGGAGACCGACTCGGACGAGACCACCACGTCCTCGCCTCCCTGGGCGTCAACCACCTGGCAGACCACCGTGGGCGGAACGTTGAAGTCCCGGCCGTAAGTCACGGTCATCCCGGAGACGGGCACCGATATCCCGCGACGGGTCTCCGTCCTGTCCGGCACGTCCACGGTGATGACGAGCTTGCTCATCACCGGGGAAACATCCTGGGACGAGGTTTGCAATGTGACCCGAAAGTCGTATTTTTCGGCGGCGTAGTCACCGGGAATGAAGCGAGTCCAATCACCCCAGGCTCCGGACTTGTACAGCCGCATCTCGGGCAGCACGGCCACGGCTTCGGCGTAAGCGCCGTAGATGTTGTCCACGGCATAGATATCGGTGATATCGTAAATGTCGTCATGCAGGCCGGAGGCGTAGACGTCGTAATCCATCTGCACGTTGCAGAGATGGGCCGAAGACAGGGACACGATATCACCCGGCGCTATTTGATAAGTGCCGCTCTCCATGGGAGCCCCGGACAGCCACAGGTTGCCGTCGACGTTGACGGCCAGGTCGCCGGTCAGCTCCCCGGGCCAGGAGCCGGACTTCTCGTCGAGCACGGCCAGGACATTGGCCGCAGTCACACCGCCGTCCACCACGATGGCGGTTGGGTTGTCGCTGTAGGCTCCTCCGGCATAGGCCGCGATCAGGTAGGTTCCGTCCGTGCCGCCCACGGCCTTCTGCAACTCGGCGGTGCGTCCGACAAACAGCCCCGTGTCCCAGCTCGTCCCCTTGCGGATCTCGTAGGACACCGTCCGCCAGTCGACCACGGGTTCCCAGGCCAGGACGTTGTCCCGTCCGCCGCCGGTCAGTACTATCCCAGCCACATCATTGGGAGGCTGGTTCAGACCGACGATCACGATGTTTTCCATCGTCACCCATCTGGATTGCAGGCCGGTAGCGGTCAACGACCGTATACGGAATCCATAGGTGCCGTTGCGGGTGTTCTGGAAATCCCTTGATACCGTCGGGGTCGTGCCGCCCGGCTCCCACACGCCGCCAGGGCGTTTTATCTCGACCTCGTAGCGGGTGACCCTTTTGTCTTTCGGCACCACCCAGGACAAAAGCACGCCAGGGGCTACACCATCGCCGGATGTGTACAAATATTCATCTATGGTAAGGGCTGTGGGTTTCGCCAACGGACCGGTAGGATACGAGGACACCGGTTTCGGATCGAATTGAACCCCCTGTTCGACCCGGTCGAACTTGTTGGGGTCGTGTTCCAGGGCCAGGAGTTCAAACTTATGGATATCTTCGTTCCGGTTCGCAACGATTCGGAAAAGCCGCTTCTCGGCGTTGGTCGCGGAAATGACCCACATGGCCCCAAGTTGGGGCAAGGTGTCTAGCTCGTCGTTGAAGGTGAGGACGTCCGTAGCCCCCGGCGCGTTGGTCAAGACCCTGTCGGTGGTGGTGTTGTCCGGCAGTACGACCGTCAGGACATACCCCTCACCCGATTCGATGGTCACAGGAGCGTCTATGGTGATGCTGGTGCCGCCAGCGCTCTTGATCCTCCCGCCCATGCGAACCCCTGCCACGACTTCGTCGGCAATGGGGATCACCTCACCGGGGACGGCGTTGGCGTGGTCAAGGCCATTCACCCAGGATGCGATATCCGTCTCGTTCTGCTCGGTGTCGAGGGTCCATTTCCCGAGGCGATGCGCTTGGCCGCGCGAGGTGCAGCCGATGGCGACAATGTTGATAGGCTGCCAGCCGTATCGCGCGATACCCTCGACGTGCTCGACGACTTCAACGGCGGGGCGGTATGCGTCGTCGGGGTCGTTCCAAGTGACCAGGGCCACGGTGTGGCGGCTGCGCTCGCTGGTCCCCTGGTAGTTGATATCGCCGTTCTCGACGTTGGCCGCAGAAATAGGGCTCAATGTGGGTAGATTCGGGCTGTCCTGAGAAAATGCAACGGCGCCGCTCGCCCAATAGCACATTGCCCGCATGGAAGACACCAGCGAGTTGACTACATGGTACGCCTCTTCCTGCGTCTGCAAGACGATATTGAGGGTAAAACGCGGCTCCGTGCCCCCGTATCCATCCGGGACGTGGCCGTCGTTGTATTGCGCCATTTCGTAGAGAATCCATTTGTCGATGTCAGCCAGCCCGAGCCCGTAACGGTCATTGCTCAAGACATCGCGGACGATCCAGGCCGGATTATTCGTCCAGGCTACCTTGAACGTCCCATCCCATATCCCGTCATAGGCACGCGCTTGCGGGTCGTAGTTGCTCGGGACCTCAACCTTGATGCCGTAGACCTCAAAGGAAACAGTCGGCACGGAATTGCCGAAGAGTTCGGCGTCCACGGTCAGGCAAATGACCGCCGTGTCGGGATAGGTGAGTTTGGCGTCGATTATCTCGGTGACGGCCTGCCAGGTCACCGCGTCCTTTATGTAGGCCGAATCGGTGTCTTCGGTCGTCCTGCGGACCCTGATATCCCATGACGCCCATCCTCTCGGCTTTTCGATCCTGTAGGACCTTTCGTAGGCCGATGTTGCCTTGCCATCGTAGGTGTCGCTCCTGGTGGCGACCCACTCCCCCCCCCCGGCCTCGCGAATGTCGATGGCGATGCCTACCCTGGCCGTTCCAATCCATCCGCTGCTGGCGTTCTGCGACAACAGCCCTTCAGACAGCCGAATACGTACCCGCGCCGCGTCGGCCTCGCTGTTCGTGACGCTTCGGACAACCGGATTATCGTAGTCCACCAGGGCGGCGACTTCGGTTTCGTTCTCTATTTCAGGGAATCCAGGGATATAATCCTGATCCGGCGTACCATGCCGGATTTCCCAGGATACGCCTTCAAAAGTATAGGTCCCATCGGACGCCATAAGGGGCGTATCACCGAAAAATATGGATTTTGCGCCGTCGACAAGCCCGCCGATCTCCCCTTCGCTCAAGATGCCGACAGCCCTGGTAACCGATTTACTGCGGAGCGTGTTGTCTTTCTCCCGACCCGTTCCGCCGCCTTCGGCTTCTATGTCCTCGACAGACGTGCCGCTTGATATAAGCGTCCACCCTGTGCGGTGCTTGCCGTAAACCATATTGACGGGACCGCCCTGCTCGCTGGTGTTCCGCGCACCATTGAACAGGAATGAAGGCTGGTCTTCTGGGTTTTCCCTGCTCGCATAGCCGGAGGAGAGTTTCGGCGTAGGACTCAACATCTCCGCCACGCCTGACAGGGCCATCATGCCGCCCAATGTCGCCAGATTGCCCCAGGTCACGCTTGCCCCGAACGCGGTAAACGCCGTTCCGTTCATGGCGATGCCCATGGGGAATAGGGACGACCCGGCGGTAACCACCGCAGTCGCGAGCAGGGCGACCCCGAGGATAGCCTTGAAGAAGCCACCGCCGCCGCCGGAAACAGCCGGAGCGATATGCAGGTCGCTCGCTCCCAGGCCGAAATGGCAAAGCTCCTCGGTGCCGAAGTCTTCCCCGTCGTCAAGGCAGTCACCGGCCACGACATGCCACTCGCCGCCCTGAATGACCTTGATGAAGCCGTCGCCCAGGATGATCCCGAGAGCCCTCACCGCTTCGGCGGGTGTGGTGACGTCGATTCTGTACGGGCCTCCGAACAACTCGGAAAGCTGGCCGTGAAGATGAACGGTCCGCATCATGCCGGAACCCTCCGAACGACCAGACGGACAAACTTGCGCCACCGGTTGACCGGCTCGGTCCGCGACAGCCGGTTCCGCAGGTGGTGCAGCATGAGCCCGTTGCCCAGGTAGACGCCGCAATGGTTCAGCTTGTCGCCGCCGATCTGCATGAGGAAGCCGTCGCCAACCGTGAAATTGAAACCGGGTTCCAGACCATGAGCGACCGCTTCAAACCCGGCCTGTCGGAAATTGCTCTTGAGCAGGTCATCGTCCCCTTCCCACCACTCGTCGGAACGGGCGTAATCGGGAATGGTGACGCCCTGCGTCAGCCTGTACCAGTCGCGGGCGCACGAATAGCAGTCGGTAACGCCGTGCCGCCATTCGCGGCCCTCAAGGTCGGGTATGGCGGTGTCGCCACCCCAAAAAAACGGATGCCGGGCAACGCCCTGGACCATGGGCACAATACCCCAGGCTATGCCGGTGTTGATCTGACCGGCCATGTCGTGGTGACTCGGGTGCGCCGGGCTGTTCGGGTGAGAGTGAATCACGGCCTCGATACCCCCCTTGCGCTCCGCTGCAACCCACCCCTGCGGAGAGATGCGGAAATCCTCTTCGGGATTTTGCGCCGTGTTCTTTCTCGGCACGTATTCGCCGCCAACCACCAGGCCGCACGACTCGCGCGGGTATTCCTTCCGGGCGTGCTCCATGGCCGCTTCGATAACGGACTTGCTCAAACTCACGATCTCACCCTCGCAACGCCGGGAAACCCGCCATAGGGCAGCGGATTGTTTCCAAAGCGCAGTTTGCAATCTGATAGCTTTTTACCGCACCGGTCGGACGGTGCGGCCACGACAGCGCCGGAGCCGTCGAAATAGGCGGTCCCCGTGTATGGGCATGTTGCCAATCCGTACTCAAAGGCCGAGCCGTTCCAGGCTCGGTATATTCTTCCGCAGGCGTCCCGGACGACCTGTCGACCGGGAATCTTCCGCCCCTCCTGATCCATGGGCGCGGCAAGTTCCCACTCGATATAAATCTTGTTTTGCCCGGACTTCCGGTCGATCTTGTATATGTCCAGGTTATAATGCTCTTGCGTGTTCGCCTGCGCCCCATTGTCGAGGTAGTGGGCCAGAGTGCGCCACCGCGTTACGGTCGCCCCGACCAGGTCGTCGAACTCGTACACCGTGGCGATGAACGCCGTGTTTATGTGGCAGACACGGATTGTCGGCCTCGGCAAGGTCCCCTGTCCGTTCGTCTCGAAGCCGGCGGCCTCGAATTGGAGCGGAGCATATGTGTTCCCGCGCCAGACGACCGGCTCGCCGAAATCGGTGTCCTTGACAAAGTGATGCACACCGCCGCCGATGGCCGTGGCGTCCAGGTCGTACAGTTCGACGATCTTGCCCGGCGCGGACCGTTGCGAATCGCTGCTAAGAGTCAAGGTCAAACGCCTCCTTGAATGTGGCCGTGATGCTGTCCCTCCCCTTTGCTTTTCTCGGCACGCGCGTCCATTTGCGGCACTTCCACTTTTGCGGAGCGGCGGCACGCGGATACTGCCAGAAAAACGGCCTGACCCCGGCCCTTTCGGTGAAGAAGTCGTCGAGTCTGTCGGCCTGATCCTCGGTCAGGCCGGGCCAAGACAGCGAAACGGTGTCTTGAATCGAGTTCAGGCCGTCCTCTGAACTTTGGTTATAGCCGTCGCCGAAGGTGAGTTCCCTGGCCCTGGCCTCCCTGTCCCTCGGCATGGATACCGACGGTTTTGGCAAATCGGTTGGAAGAAACGGGATCATATCTTCGGCCCTCCGTTCATTATTCCACCGGGCCGCTGCGCCTGGCGGAGCTTCGCGTTGATGGCCGCATCAAGGCGCTTTTCCAGCGTCTTGGCGATGGTGTCGGCGTATCGCTCATCCTTTTCCTGATTGCCGGAAGACCCATCGACGTTGACGTCGATATCGAAATAGGCGACCGCTCCGGTAGCCCCGTCCAGGGTTACGGGGATCGTCCTGCCGTCGGGCAAGGGGACGTGCGCTTCGTTTCGGTATTTTCCCTCGGAAACCATGGCGAGGCCGGGGCTATTGGACACGCCGCCGTCTGCAAATCCGAGAAAGCCAAGGCCAAACAGCCCTTTCCCCGAGCTACTGCCGGAAGTGATCCAATCCTCGAACGGGTTCATCACGGCGACGTCCAACAGCTTGTCGATGAGCCCGTCAAGCAGGCTGTCGCCGGTCTTAAAACTCGACGTCATGGACGACCCGATTTGCCCGAAGGCGTCTTCACCCACGTCGCCGAGTTCGCCGAACTTCTCTTTCCATTTGTCGGTATGCTTTTGCGCCTTCTCGGCCTCATCGTTGAGGTATTCCGTCTCCTCCTCGCGGATGCGCTTCAACTCGGACGCCTGGTAACGCTCTATGTCGGCGTAGGACGCGCTCCTCTCTCGGGCAAGGTCAACCATCTCCTGCACTTTCTGGCGCTCGTAGTCGAAACGGGAAAGCGTGTTCTGCTTGTAGGTGTCGGTCAACTCGTCGTTTATCTGCGCGAGTTCCTTGGCCGCTCTCTGCTCGACGGCCTTGGTTTCCTTGGTCTTGGCCTCGGCTTCCTCGCTGCTGATCCTCTTGAGTTCGCTGGCCGTGTACCGTTCGATTTCCGCCACGGACACGCCCTTCGCCCGGTAGTCCTCGACTTCGAGGCGCAGTTTCTCGCGCTGGTAGTCGTATCGGTTGAGGGCGTTCTTGTTGATGGTGTCGGTTATGCGGTCGCTGATCCGCTCCAACTCCTTGGCGTTGGCCTTGTGTCCCTCGGTCGCATCCGGTTTGTCCTTGGTCCACGACATGTCGCCATACCCGAGCGAATCGCCCTTGATGGCCTTCATGGCGTTGAGCCGCTGCGCGTCCTTGGCCGTGGCGAGTTCGGCTTCGAGTTCCTTTATTTTCGCCTCGGTGGCCTCCTTCTCATCTCGATATATCTGGCCGCGTTGCCGCTGCCGCAAGTCTGCGATGCGGTTTTCCAGCTTCTCGACTTCCGTGACGGTTTCAAGCCAGTGCTCGGCCTCGTCGTGGCTCATGGTCAACCACTCCCCGAAGCCGAGTTCGCCGCGCCACAAGGCGGCGGTCGTCTGGTACATCCGGCCCAACCCTTCGACGCCTTGGGTCATATGCTCAAGGGTGTCTGTCACTTCGTTTACAGCGTAAACGGCGGCACTGCTGTTCGAGAGGCTTGCCTTGAAATCTTCCCAGGCCGTTTGCATCCTGTTCACAGATGCGACCTGGCTGTCGGCCATGGACTTGGCACCCTCGGCAAAACGGTCGTGCATGACGTCGGCAAGACGCGGGAGCAAGTCGTCGGCCAAAACTTCGCCGCGTTCGAGCATATAGTTGAGTTCCCCGGTAGTGACCCCGAGGGCTTCAGCGGCCATGTTGAACGCGCCGGGCAGCCGTTCGCCGAGTTGCCCACGCAGTTCCTCGGCCTGGACCTTTCCCTTGCTCATCATCTGCGAGACTGCGTAGAGCGTCCCGTTAAGGTCTTCATTGCTCAACCCGAGGGCCGTACCGGCTTCGGCCATGGCTATGAAAATGTTGCGGGTGTTCTCGCCTTCCATGTTGGTTCCTTTGGCGGCGGCGAACAATTTTTTATAGGAATCAGCGGTATCGTAAAAGACGAGTCCAAGGTCGTCGGCCTCTTTACGGACAAAATCCATTTCGACGCCAGCATCGCGAAGATTGCCGGTAATGGCCTCATAGGATTTTGCCGTCCTCTCGGCTCTGACCCCGGAATCAAAAATGTTCTTGGCGAACTGCGCCACGGCAAGCCCGCCCATGGTAGCGCCGAGCCCTACCACTGCCCCGTCGAGCCGCTTGACGCCGGACCAGGCACCCCGCATTTTGGAATCAAAATCGGTCGTGTTGGCGATTAGCCTGGTTTCTACGCTCGGGCCTTTAATTTTGGGCATGTTTTGTCTCCAAGACGATCCTTGCGATGTCCCGGACCTTTGACAGGCACTCCCGTTGATCCGGGACGCCTTCCAGGTCCATCACTGTTTTAACCGCGACGATGTCGAGGTCGATGCGCTCCCTGAATCTGCCGACCGTGCGCCATTGCCCGGAACACAGGCAGTAGATATGCGCGGCCTCGATGTTCCCCGGCATCAGGGCCGGGGGGCGGCATTTCGCGCACGGCGGTTCCTGCTCGAACTCGGCGTAAATCTCCCGGCAGTCCTCGCAACTGCCTACTTTGTCGCCGCCTTCGCCGAGCCAGGCGGCGTATTCCCGGAGTTTTTTCTTTCCGCCTCCTTTTCCTTGCGGACGGCGGCGTCGATCTTCTTTCCGCTTCGATTCACGAAGCCGAAAAACCCGTCCATGCCGTCGAGTGCCTTGATCTTGTTTTTGTCGTTGCACTCCATGGGCCTGCCGTCCTCGTCGAGGAATGTTTCGTCCCAGGAAACGACCCGTCGGCAGACGGTCAACTCCATATTGCGCCTGCGGTTGGTCAGGGCGGTGACGATGGGTTCGAGGTCGCCCGATTCGGTGATCCGGTATTCGCGTTTGACGTCGGCGGTTTCGGCGTCGATGGTCAGGGGGTCGCCGGGCAGGAAGGCGCGGATTTCGACCTTTCCGTCCTCAAAGGGGAAAATGGCGGTTTTCTCAGCTTGAACTTTCGGCAAGGTATATCTCCTGAAATCCGCCGGGCCGAATCGCGGCCCGGCGGTTTATGGTTAAACGGTCATGCTCCCGCCGTGCAGGGTGAAGGACTCGCCCGCAGTCTCGTCGACCAGGTCGCCGACGCTGGACAGGGTCAGCAGCCCGGCAGCCACTCCGGCAACGGTGTACTGCCCGTCGTTGCTGTCGGAGCCTTCGACAATCACGGTCTGCCCTGCCTTGAATCCGGCGGTCAGGAAACCGGAACCGGTATCGGTGATGGTGTCCGGGGTTTCGCCGGAAGCGGCGACAAAGGCGATGCCCGAGCCGGTCAGGTGCGTACCGAAGCGGGCAAGATTACCCTGGACCAGGATGTCGCAGGAGAACGGAACAACGGCGTTTTTCTGCACCTCGGGCGGGGTGATCCCGACCAGTTTGAAGCAGGAAAAGGACTTGGCGGCGACGTCGGGTGCCCAAAAGTCCGTTTCATCCTCGTACAGCCGGAGGTCCGTGAGCGGTTCGTCGGCGAACAGCTTGGCGCGAAGCACGGCCTGCCCGGTCGCGTCGTTCTTGATGTAGTTGCCGGACATCTTCCCCCGCTCCCACTTGAGGTCGCTGGTTTCCTCGAAGTCGATTTCCTCAAACTCCTCGATGGTGAAGGTGTCGCGCACGGGCTGCGGAATGGTCAGGCTGTTGAGCCCCTTGATCTTCACCCCGCCGAGCGTGGCCTTTGCCTTGGTCCCTTTCAGGTATTCGGGCTTTACTGCCATTTTGATTGCTCCTTACAAGGTTTCTTCGGGGTCGGAGTCGGCGACGTAGTTGACGCTGTATGTCATTGCCAACGACCCGAACGGCATTTCGCCATCGAGGTTGACGTCGGGCTCCGATCCGGTAAGTGTCGTGCTTTTTGCCAGACCGCCGAAGGTCTGGTCGGCCTGAATGGCGTTTTCGACCTCGACGGCTATTTGGTCCATGAGGTCGTCGATCTCATCCACACCGGCAAAGAGGGCCACTTCGACGACGACGTCGTAATCACGATCCGTGGCCTCGTCGAAATCGACCGGTTCGGACGATTCCGAGCCGCTGTAGATGAGCAGGGCGGGGAGTTCTTCGGCGTTCCTCGGCCAGTCCCTCGACTTGAAGACCTTCGCGCCGGTTGTCGGCAGCCCGGTTAAAGCCGCCTTCATGGCCTCTCTGATTTGCATTCTGACGTGCGCCATTACTTGACCTCCAAGGTCAGTTCAACGAGGCCGGAGCCGTCGGGGTCTATTTTCCCGATAACGAAGGTCCCGCCCCCGATGGCGAGCTCGGTGCCCTTCCCCGCCCACTCGGGCAATGCGCTCTGTGGACAGGTGAAGGTGTGGGTCTTGGACATGACGAACCCATGACCGGCTGCAATTTCAACAGCTTCGACATCATAAATCCCGTTGACCGTGATGCCGCCGAAATCGGCGACGTCGCCGAAATCCTCGGGGTCAAGCATGTCGGCAAGGTCCGCGTTGAAGTCCATTTACTCGCCCCGTTCTTCGATGGCGTCTTCGGCCAGGTCGAGGATTTCGGCGACCTTCATGTCGTCGTCGACGTTGAGGTCGAACTCGCGGTTCACCGTCTCGATGAGTTCTTTCTTGTTCATCTTTTTCAGGTCGGCCACGGTCACGGGGCCGGAGCCTGCGGGGGCGGAACCGCCGGGGCGGCGGGCCTTGCGCAAGCGAATCAACTTGCTGGCCTCGCGGTCGTTCAGTTCGATTTTCTGGCCGGGAAAAACGTCCTCGCGGTTGGCGACGGTCGCTTCGATGATCTCGATTTTCATGGTCTGTACCTCTTGGCTACGGGGAGGGCTCGCGCGAGCCCTCCCCCTGCCTGATAGTCGATTAGTTGGTAAGAGCGTCCTTCATGGCGGCGAAGGACTCTTCGTGCCGGATGCCGATGTCGCACAGGGCGTAGCTGGTGACCTCAATGAGGCCCTGTTTCTTCTTGCTGTAAGGATCGGCCAGGATTTCGACGACGCCCCATTCGCCGATCATCAGGTCGGCCCAATTGCCGAAGATGATGGCCGAGCAAACGTCGGTGGCGGTGCCCTTGGACAGGTTGCTCGGGACCTGATTGGACGCCCCGGCGGTGTAGCCGTTCATCATGCCGAAGCCCGGTTCGGTGCCGTCCTGCCAGACGAACTGCGCGGTTCCGGCAGCCTTCACGGTCTGCTTGAGCTTGCCGCGCGTCTTGGCGTTGGTCAGGTATGCCAGGGTGCCGACGTCGGCGTTCGCCGTGGCGACCGCACTTTCCAGGTCGACGATATCGCCCCAATCCGGGGCCGCGCCGTTGTCGCCGCCCACGACAAGGCCGATGCCGGACGTGTTCAGGATGCCGGTGGGCTGGTAGCCGACACCGGTTCCGGCGATGGCCGCGAGGTCTATGCCCAGAGCGTTGATGGTGGCGAGGTCGTTGCGAACGAAGAACTCGATGTCGGGCGAGGACTGCGCGAGCAGCTTTTTCGTGTAGGCCGTGGTCGCGGTAGCCGCCTTCGGGCTCATGTCGAGCTGATCGAAGGTCGCCTCGGACTCGTCGGCGTCGGTGCCGGGATTCTCACCCACCCACGACAGTTCGGCGCTGCCGGTGTTTTTCGGGAAGGCCAGGTCGCCGGTCAGACCGGACAGGACCATCGCGCCGAGCCGCTTGACCATCATGCGGTTGCGAAGCAATTCGATCATGGACATCTGTTCGGTCGGCACCAGGGCACCGCCGGTCGCCACCGTGCCGGTGTTCAGCGGGGCACGCTGCTGAACCATGTCCGGGGTGAACCGCAGATTCGTCGGCACGAAGATGCCCTCGGTGTCCCTGCCGAGTTTCTTGGCGATGGTGTCGGAAATCTCCCGCTCGTAGCAGGAACCGCCGTTCAGGCTGGAACGGATAGCCGACAGGATGGAATACTGCCGGTTTTCCTTGTCGTTCAGTTCCGGGGCGACGGGGGTGAACTTGCGCGGCTTGCCCATCTTTTCGAGAATGTCCTTGCGGAAATCGGCGACGGAAGTGTCGCCGTTTACGGCTTCGGTCGCCATGTCGCGCATGTCGAACATCTCGCCGATGGCGGTGATTTCGCGGATGCGGGCAGCCTCTTCGCGCTTGGCCTCTTCGCGGGCCGCGTTGACGTCGACCACCGGGGCAGCGGGTTCGCTGCGGACGTCGGTGGCGGGGGTGTGCTGATCTTTCTTCTCGGGCATTTTCTTTGCTCCCTCGATGGTGATTTGGTTGATGTCGTTGTCTGCGGCCCTGCCCACGCCGACGGAAGTGTCGGCGGGTATCGAAACGATGGATATTTCGTAGGGCTCCCAATCCATCGCCCGGTACGTCTCGTCGTCCTCGTCGGTCTTTTCCAGGATCATCCTGTAAATCCGGTAGCCGACACTGACCAACGTGCGGATACCGTCTTTCACGTCCTGGAAGATCTCCTCGGCACGCGCGCTTTTCCCAAAGCGTGCGACGGCCCGCCCCTTGCGGTCCGTCCCGATTTCAACCGATTTGACGACGCCGACTTGGTCACGGCGTTCGTGATCCATGAGAATGGCTCCGCCGTTGCGCAACCGGGCAAGGCGCACGCTACCGGGTGAATGGTCGAGAATTTCGTTCCCGAACCACCGCCCGACAGGCTCTTCCGAGGAAAAGGACAGTTCGACGGTCCGTTCCTCTTCGTTTACCGCCTCGCGCTTGAGGGCGAACTCGCGGTAAAGCGGGCCGGACTCAATCGTCCTTGTCTGAAGACTCTGCTTCGGCACTGTTCTCCTCCTGCTTTTCAGGGTTTGCCGTTGCCAGGGTGACGCCCTTTTTCCGGGCGTAGTCCTGTGCCTCTGCCATTTCGTCGACCATTTCGTAAAAGTCCCGGCCACGCTCAAGGCAAAGCTGTTGCGGCGACGAGGTGAGCCCCAGGTCTTCGCGCTTGGCCTTGGTGTCCTTGGCCGGATCGACCCACTCCCAACGGCGCGGTTGCCAATTAGGAGCGTTGAACTTGCTGAATTTGGTGAAAGGAAGGGATATTTCCCCGGTCAAAAACGCCATGCGCAGCCACCGGGGATATACCTGTTCGTGCAGCCCTTCGATGATCCAGGATTGCAGGCCCATATAGAAATCACGGTCTTCAAGCGTGAAGTGCCGGATACTGGAAAAACTGACGCTTTCTGCGTCGGAGGCCAAGCCGTTATAGGACGGGCCGAGCCCGGCGGCGATGCCGCGCAAAACGCCCTTGTGAAATTCCTTGAATGCGGTGGTCGGGTGCTGCGGATCGAACGCCTCGAACTTGATGCCATTGGGCAGCCGCTCCAACTGGCCGGGGGTAACTTCGGTGATGAGGTTGCCGTCGCTGTCCTCGTCGTCGCCCTGGTAGGTGTCGCCGTTTTCCCCGTCGTAGAAAAATCCCATCTTGCTCGCGCCGGTTCTCGCGGCCACAAGCTCGGCTTCCTCATAGCCGGAGAGCATCCGCATGCGTTGCGCGGACGTCAGCAACCAGGGGATGCCGCGAGTCTGTCCGACGCGCTCCACAAGGTAGAGGTGAATCATCTCCTCGGCGGGTATGCGTTCATGGCGCTGCCCAGTCGAATACTGGTAGTCTCCCGGATGGTTGGTCAAAACGTAGTAGGCAACAGGGCGTTGCCACTCGTCTATTTCCACGCCGAGGCGGATTTCGTTGCCGTTTCTGGCGACCCCGTTGAGTTCGTCGTCGACCATGTCGGCTTCGAGCGGTTGCAGGGCAAAGCCGTACTTGTTCGGGAAATTCTCGATAACGCGGAAGAATATTTCACCGTCTCGGGGAACGGAGGTAATTGCCAAGGTCTGCAACGTGAGCCAGGACAAAAGGCCATTGGTCGAAGCGGTGCCCCTCTTCCCCCAATCCCTGAAAGCGGACTCGATAAGCTCGTTCGCCCGTCTGTCGAGTTCCCCGCCGGGGTCTTTCGCCCGGTTCTGGAATCCGACGCCGTGCGGCCCGATAATATTGGTCGCCATGAGCCGTAGAAACTTCTTGGCGAACGGATCGTTCGCGCACAGATTGCGCGACAACCCGCGAGCCTTGCGCAGCTTCCCGCGAACAGTCATATCGGCGCTTTCAATCGGGGCAAGGAAATCGCTGGTCAGACGGTTCGTTTTCAACACGTCATAGGTCCGGCGTCCTCCCCTCGTTCTCTTGGCCTGGCGGGTCATGTGGCGGACATATCCGGGACGATTGGAAGCCACGCGCCGGGGAGTTTGGTATTTCCGGCGGGCAGGCTCCTTTTTCTTGAACAATCCGAGCATTAGAACCTCACAAGGATTTTGTTGCCGGGTTTCTTCCCTGCCCTGATCTTCTCGGCCCGCTTTTCTTCGCGGACTTCGCTCTTGTACTTGTCACGCAGAACAAGCAGGTCGGGCAAAGGCGTCCGGGAAAGACTCCGCCCCTTGATCGTGTATGATTCCTGGTCCCTGCTGGCCCGCTTCTCGATCACGGCCTCGATGGCTTCAAGCACGCGCTCGGCATGGGTCCTGCCGTCGAATGTCGCGGCGGACGAAAAGTCGGGGAGAATGTCGACGGTGCCCGTTCCGACCGTGTGTCTATCCTCGGCGCGGGAAACGTAGGCTTGAAACCGGTAGCGCCCCGGATGCCACGCCGAGGTTACCGACGCGGACAGAGAGACGGCATAGTCGTCGCCTTCGGAGGAGGCGGAAAACTCCACCTTGCTCGCCCCGTTGACCAGGGAGAAACGCAACGTCCAGCCGTCGGAGGCCGGGTATTCGGCAACGGACTCTTTCCAGTTGAGGGAGTCGCCCGAGGTAATTTCTTTCGCTATGTTCATCGTTTCCACCCGTTCACAAACCCTTTGTTGGCCGCGCTCATGCTGCGGCGATTGCCCATTTTCTTGACCGTTGAGTCTTCATTTTTCCGCGCCGGTTCGGCCCGCTCCTGCTGCACCTTTTTCAAAATCTTTTTCATGTCCGGGTTGATGAGTGCATAGGCAGCCAAGGCATAAACCCGGCAATCCAACGCCTCGACCCGCCTGTTCGCGCTCTTCTTCACCCAACGCCGTTGCGGGAGTCCTTTGACGAACTTGGTGACCCGCTTTTCGCCCGTTAGCTGCTTGAAAAATTCCTCGTCGTACTCCTCCGGGAAGTGACAGAATCCCGGCCCAGAATCGGCGACCTTCAACCGCGCGTGTATGGTGTCCTTTGCCGTGTCGACTCCCAACATGACCGGCTTTCCGCGCAGGCTCCTTTTCTTTTCCATCGGGTTGGCGATGGGGTTTCCGTATGTGCTCGCGCCCTTCACGGCCCACACGTTGCGGCGGTATCGGCGCTTGCAAAAATTGTATGTCTCGTCGGTGAAGTGCCCGCCCGAGTCCACGCATGTGGCCTTGATCCGCATGGCCCTCCCCGATGTGTGCCGGTAGACGTTGAGCAACTTTTCGTCGAGTTCGTCCCATACGGCTTGCCGTGAAGGGTCGCCGTAGACGATCTCGTAGCCCATCGACCAGCTTTCCCCCTCGTCGCCCCAGGCTACGACCTCCATTTCTAGCCGGTCGTCCTGAACGTCGACGCCTGCGGTCAACAACCCGGCCTCGAACGGCACTTCCGGGCCGTAGTCCTCGCGCCGGTCGAGGAGGTCGTCGGACTTCGCGCTTTCGCCCTGCTCCTCCCACGTCTCCCCGAGGACCGTGTTGACGAACACCTGTAGGGTGTCGGGATCGTTCTTGACGTCCAGGAACTCGGCAGCCAATTTCCCCCAGGCCGCATTTGCAAACACGGAATAGGCTGCCCAAATGTGAAACCCGGCATGTCCCTTGAACGGTCTTGTCGCTTTCCATTCCCCGCCTTCGAGCATTTCCAGCTTGTGTTTCTCCTCGATTACCGACCCGCAGTTCGGACAAATGAAATGCGCCGTCTCGGGGTGGTGTTCGAGAACCTGGCCGTTTTCGTCATAGGTCTTGTCCCATGAGAAATTTGCCCAGGTGAGCCGATGCTTGTGGCCGCAATGAGGACACGGAACGAAGTAGTACCGCTTGTCCGACCGCTCGAACTCGCGTTCGATCCGACTGAATCCCTTGATTGTCGGAGTCGAGCCAACGACGATTTTGCGGTTTGAGTATGTCTCGGTCCGCTTGATGCCTAGTTTGATCTGGTCGCCTTCCGAACCGGCACCGCCCACCGGGTAGCCGTCGATCTCATCGAACAGGGCGACACGCTTGGTCAGTCTTCGGAAACCTGTAGGGCTGTTCGCGCCCACCAATGTCAAAGAGCCGCCGGGGTACTGCTTTTGAAGGATCGTGTTGTCCGAGTCCTTCGCCTTGGGATCACTGACCAGCCCCCGGAGAGCCGGAGTGTCCCGTATCATTGGTGCTATTTCTGTCTTCGAGTAGTCGCGGGCGTCGTTTAGCGTCGGTTGAACACACAGGATCGGCGAAGGATCGTGGTGGATGAAATAGCCGATGGCATGGTCGATTATCTTGGTGTAGCCAACGCGGGCCGACTTCATGTAAGTCGCCTGCTCGACATCCTCGTCTGTGATGGCGTCGAGCATTCCCCGCTGATATGGAATTGTGTGCCACTTCCCAGGCTCCGCCGAGTTTTCAGCCGACAAATAGGCGTATTCCTCTGCCCACTCGTTCAAACTGAGTTCCGGCGGAAGTGCGACCATTGCTAGTGCGCTACTCGTCACCTCCTGTAGGTTTTCGACATAAATTTCCTGCGTCATGTGAACTCAACTCGTCCAAAGCCTCCCGGACGTATGCGGCCACAAGCCGCTTGCACTCTTTGGGGTCGGTCATGTTCGCCACTTTGTTCGCCACCTTGTCGGGCAAAACGGCCATGCGGGACCGAAAAATCGAAAGCACATTTGCCCAGGTCAACTTGACGCCTTCCGCTCTGACCAGTTCCCCGCGTTTCTCCGCTAGTTCCACCTCTTTCAGCTTCCGGTTGACCTCGGCCAGGCGTGTCCGCTCAATGGTGAGGCTGTCGGTTTCGGTTTCGCCGGTCTGGTTAACGGTCGGTGAACGGAGGTGTTCACCCCCTCCGCCGCCTATGAGCGACCGCGCTGCGCCTAGTTCAACCTGCTTTTTCGAGTTGGTCCTTAACCCCTTTGTTTTAATCAACTTTTGAATGTAAGCGGGTGAACATCCCAACTCTTTTGCGCAAGCTCGCTGGCTTAACCATTCCGCCATTGCTTCACCCGAATTGTGTTCACCGTTCACCCCTGAAAAATTTTCCCTGCCTAGCCACGTCCCGAGGTGGCGCGTTACCCTCGCCTCTCGCCCCCTGGAAGTACCTTTTTTAATTGATAATTGTTATCTCCTGCCGGTCCTGACGGCGAAGGCGAACGCCTTGGCGAAGTGGCCCGCGAAGGTTTTGTCGACGACGCGGCGGGCGTCTTCGTAGAAGTCGAAGCGTTGCTCGACGCGGGCTTTCGGCTTAAGGACGTAGGCAAGGCGGATATGCTTGCCCTTCCGTCCATACCGCTGATAGACGGCCTTGCCGCGCCCATGCAGGTCGGCCACGAATGCGTTACGCAGGTTGCGCGGACGCTTGGCCTTGCCGATCCGGCCCGAGGCCGTGCGCTTCGTATTCCTGGTAGGTATGGCGAGATTGCTGCCCTCGGGCGTCTTGGTCCCGCCCTGCGCCTGACGTTCGAGCCATTCGCGGCCAAGACGGTCATAGACGCGGCCTTCCAGCTTGCGCTTGCTGGCCCTGCCCACGCGGAAGGATGCGCGGGCGAAATTCCTGTTTCTTACCTTGAATGCCTTGCGGTAGGTGCGCTTGACCGTGTTGTCCCGGATGTCAAAGCACGTCGAGTTGATCGAGGACGCCGTGGCATACGGCAGTTGCTTGCGCGACAGGCCGAGCACGAACGGCCCGAGCACTCGCCCGATATTGCTTTTGACATTGATCCTCACGGCCTTACACCCCGCCGGAATTCGTCCTTGAACTCTTTCATCAGGCGATAAATGCCGTCGACTCGCTCCATGACCACATTGATTTTGATGGCGTTTTCGCGGCCCCTCTGCTGCTCCTGTTTGATCTCACAGATTGCGGCCTCGGCTGCGTCCATGCGGACAGCGTATGAAGCCTCCATCCGCCCGACATACAGGCCGAGGGCTATGGCGACCGCCAGTATCGAGCCGACGGTCGCCACGTTGATCCGCGTGTCGATTTGCAGGGCCATCTATTCGCCTTCGGCCAGGTCGGGAAGGTTGCGCACTTCATCGGTGCGGGCCTCGTACTCTTCCAGTGTCGGGACATCATACTCGTCGGCGGACAGCCGTTCGGCGATTTCGGCGAACGAGTAGCCGACCTTGATGGCCGCAGAGATGAACGCGATGATTTCGGTAGCGACCATGGCTATCCCTCCTTCCCGGTCAGTTGTGCTATCTTGGCCCAGGCGTCGGCGATGAGAGCGCGAATGCGAGCCAACTGGCCGTTGTATTCATCCGGCTTGATCTGCGTGGCCTTCCAAATGGCAACGCTCTCGCGCACCATGACCAGGGCGGCGCGCCCCTCGTCGAGGACGGGGGCCACGTTGGTCTTGATCCACTCGGACTTGTCGGGGCCGAGCGTGCCGACCAGGTCGACATACTCGGCCCGTACAGCCTCATAGGCATTCGTGACCTCGTCGGTCACGACGATGGCCTTGTCGACGGGGCTGATATTTTCCAGGGCCGGGGCGACGTTCTTGACGCACCCGGTACAGGCCACGACCAGGAGGGCCAAAAGGGCAACCCCGGCGATGAGCGGCGGGCGAATAAACCCGCTCTTGTACTTGTCGAAGTCGACGGCGACCGTGCCGTCCTCGGACTTGGTCAGGATCGTCGGCTTGCGGAAGTTCAGGGCGATGAAGTCGACCACCTTGAGCAGATAGAACAGGATGCGGTTGTCCACCTTGTTCGGGGTGATCTGCGCCACGATGGAGAACACGGCGACGGCCAGGCAGACGGCCAACCACCAATGTTCGGTCAACAGGGCAATAACGTTGTTCATGTCTCTGCTCCCTTGTTAGGCATAGATGAGCCAGCCGACGGCGTGCTCCCACCACGAAGAAAGAAGGCGGGCCGCCCTTTCGGACAGACCCGCCCCCCGGAGGCGGCAATACGCATGAAGGCCGTTGCACGTATGCTGTAACTTTTGCTTGATGCGTTTCATCACGGTCAAAATCATATCAACGGGACGCGCACGCGAGCCACGGACACAGGGCATACATTCAGGTGACACCGTGCCAGCATTTATTTACAGCGGTGATAATTATGGCTGTTTTTCTCGCCCGGACAGGCGCAAAAAAAGCCCGTCGATTACGACGGGCTTTCAGGGAGCAACGAGGCTTTAGGGGTTATTGCTTTACCTTTGGGTCAAGCTGGACCTTTATACTTCCGCTTGTGTTCCCGCTCTCAAAATACAGGGATGCGGGGCGCTCTTTCGGGGCCGTTCTCGCGAAAAACAGAAAGCCTTCCACGGATGTCCCCGGCAGGACTTTCGTTGCCTGTAGGGGGGCAGTATTGACCCACGGCATACGACTCTTTACGGCGTACATATCCGAGGAAAACGAGTAGGATTTACGCGCCGACGAGGCCAGTGTGAAATATCCCGGATTGACGTTGATAGGGCTGCCCGAGTCGTTTTGAACGGTGATGTATACCACCTGGTACTTGTTCAACCATGTGGCTTGCGAGTCCTTGCGGTCGATCTTCCCCGCAAAAACTTGGTTGAAGTCCTCTCGAATGAGATACGGCCCAAACTCTTGGGCCGACACGGACACGCCACCGGCCAGGGCGGGAACGGCGCATATCAAGACAATCGCGAGCGACAGTATAGCGGATAAAAAGCGCATGATGGTCCTCCTTTACAGCGGGTATAAAGGAAGACCAGGAGAAAAGGCAAGGTGGTTACGCGCAATCCTACTCCGGCGGCGTGGCCGGTGTCCAGTTCCCGTTTATCAAGCCGTGAATCTCGCTCTTCGGTATCAGCCGCTTGTGGACCGGGCGGCAACTCGAAACCCGCCGGTCGCGGATCATGCGTTCTACCGTGGACGGATGCACGCGGAGAATGTCCGCCGTTTCCTTGATCGTGTAGAAAGACGTTTCCCCTTTTGTGGGGGTGTTCCTGCCTCTGTTTTTCATCGCTGTTTTCCCTTTCGCCTCCGGGAAATCAGGAGTTCATAAAAGCGTCCTGGACGTCCTCGTCGGCAAACTGGACATAGGCCATAAGCGCCTCTTGCGTCTTGTGCCCGGTACAGCGTTGCAGGACATGAAAAGGCACTTCTTTGCCCGGCGTCCAATTCTCTGTTAGGTAATCTAACTTCTCTTTGGCAAAGGTCTTGCGCATGAGCCCATGCGTCCCGACCTGCCCTTCGATCCGACGCAGCCGCACCGGGGCCACGCAGTCGCGCCACGCCTGAACCCGGTCTATCGGGTGGTTGCCCTTGGCCCGGCTCTGAAAAAAGAAGTCGTCGGGACGCCAGTACCCGCGCCCCTTCAAGTCCTCGAACTGCGCGAGCACATGGGGCGCGACTTCGGGGTGAATGGGCACGGTCCGCCCGTCCGCCTTGCCCGCCTTGCCGCCCTTCATGCTCTGTCGCTCGACGGTCACGGTCTGCCGGACCTGGCCGTCGTGTATCAGGTCGCGGATACGCAGGCTCAAGAGTTCCGACACGCGAAACCCGGTCTTGCGCCCCAGGATCAACATAGCCTTGGTCCGCAACCGGTTCGGCCCGCGCACGGAATGGAAGACCAGCGACCATTCCTTTTTGCTGAGAGGGCGGCAACCCTTCATAAACCGACTCCGTTATACCCCATCACTTACCACCGTTAGAGCATCCAAAGGCAAGTTACTAGGGAAGGTTGTATATTCAATATCCTGGTCAAAAAAAGAGAGCGACACTGTTTCTCATGAAGTCAGATGTTGGAATCCTGGCCGCTCAAGATCGCCCTTGAACTGAGCGTCCAGTTCGTGAAGCTGATGGTTGTTGATGCCGCCGAACTCCTGCGCTCTTGCAAGATGGCGGTTAACGAAGCGGGAAAACACGCCGGGTAAAAGGCGTATGATTGCCTTGTCAAAAAGGCTTCGACTCTGCCGAATGATGCGGATGTTCTTCTTGATATCCATGTCGGTCTACCTCTGCTGAGTTCTCGTAGCCGCATTGCCTTTGACGCTGTTGTATCCAGCATCAACGGAATTATGCGCGGCGATGTGGTGCGCCTCGCGCTCGTCCAGGTCTTTGGCTTCGCAAACTTCGATCACTTCAAAAGTCCAGTCAGTCAAAGAGCTATCGCGCAAGGCTTGATGAAATTTGCAATCGTCCGCACCCCATTTGACATGCTGCCACCAACGCAGAGTGAAAGCCCGCCTAGTCTGGCCTATGTAGACCATGCCCGTTTTCTTGTTGGTAATCCGGTAGATGCAAGGAATAGTCTTGTTGCCGTATGGGTCATCTTTCCCGGCTACCATTTCAGCGGCACGGGCGGCGTTCTGACACTCTTGAGAGCAGAACTTCGGCCCCTTGTATGTTTCGTGGTGGTCGTTGTAGAGGTCTATGCGCCTGAACTCACTCCCGCACTGTTCACATTCTTTGACTTCAAACAGTTTCGCAAAGTGTGCAGACATGGGCTTGATATGGAGCAAGAACGACTTTGAATTGTCGTCTTGCTTCACGCGACCGGGGAACTTCTCGCCAAACATGGCATTGACCTTGACGCGGGCTTCCTTGGAGTTCTCGGCCTCAACCCGACCGGAGAACAGCGGAGGCCATTGCCACTTGTCGTATGCGTGCTCGTTGTGGTCGAGTCCCTTGATCTGAAAGTAAAATTCAACCATGCCGGATGATTCCCTATGAGTGGTTATTCAGCAGTTCGACCACTTCGCCCATGTCGCAGCAGATATGATCGAGCATCTTGACCATGAGTTCCGGCTCTCCGCTGTCAAGCAAGAGCAGGGTGCGCTTGCCATGGCCAGCGGCCCAACCCATTTCAAGGGACGCGCTCCGCCCAAACGGTTGCACACCGACGAACACGTCGGCCCAGTCCATGGCGTCAAAATCGGATTTGTAACCGGCTTCGGCTATGGGGTGGTCTAGGCACTTGCGGTATTCTTCGGGCGTCCAGTCCTGCCAGTCGGTGTCGATCTCCGACCAGTGAAATCCGTTGTCGCCTTCCCTCGGGTTTTTGAAATCGTAGACCTCGTGTCCCGCATCACGGAGAGCCTTTACAACTTCGGGTTGGACCTGATTCCGCCAGCTACTCGCTACATAAATCTTTGCCATATAGTCCTCCAAGAAAATTACAGATTTTGCGATGTCTTCGATGCCTGACACAGAACACCGATCAAAAAGGCCCCGGCCTCTTCCTTGGTGTAGCCGCCGCCGATGCCGGTCATCAGGTTGATGCACTGAGCTTCAACGCTGTTGAGGGCTATCAGGATGGTGTAGTAATCTACCTCGACCACTTCCGACCAAGGGTTCCACCAAATCGCCTTACGCTGGCGGACAACGGTGCGACGGACGACGTATCTGTCGCCGGTCAATCGTTCGATCTCTTGGGACAGTTCTTTCATTTCAGCGTCCATTTCGCCGTAGATGCGGTCCATCTCAAGATCAGTGACGTATGTGGTTACGGGCATGTCATCCTCCAAAATTTGCGGATACGTTGTTATCCACACAGCCGCTTCACGGCTGCCTGTAATTCGTCATATGCCTTAGCCGCCGAACACTTCACCGTTTCCCGCTCTGATTCACAGACTCCTTTGCAGGAGTCGCAGGGGTTTTCAATATTTCGAGCAATGGCGCAAAGGGCTTCACATTCGCCAATGGCCTCCAGAGCAACTTGCTCCTGGGCAACCAGAGTTTCCTTGGTTTGCCGCCAGAGGCGCAGATATGTGAGCTTCCCTTTGCGGATGCGCTCCATTTCCTCCAGCAGGGCTTTCGCCTGCCGGTGGACACACATCCCACGAGAACAACACCCGCGTTTCCCTGCTAGTTCTGCTAAATGCTTCACGGTCAACGTCCTGCTGATTCTATGCGAAAGCCGCTGTACGGCCTTCATCGGTGACGTTGTAGACGAGACCGCCGCCCATCCATTCAGGAGCCTTGCGGCGTTGCATCAAGCCTTTTTCGACCAACCGTTCGCACACGGGATAGTCGGTGGTCCCTTCGCTAGTGCAAAAGTGATTTCGGAACTGTTCCTTGCCGCCGAGGCTGTGTTGTAAAATATGCTTTTCTGCTTTCGTGATTTCCATTTCAGTCCACCTTTTTTGAAATCCTAGTCTTGCCCCGGAGCAATCAAATTGCCGTGGATTCCTTCAAGCATTTTCTCTTCTGCCTTCAACGCTTTGGCCTCGCCTTCATGGGCGCGACCAATCGCGTACATGGCTTGAATCACTTCGTCGGAAGGGTTGCCACTCCGGGAGCCTGCGACCTCATCCCAATCGCTCATATCCATGCCGTCAATCAGTTCAGCAATGCGCTCGTGCGCTTCGATGTAAACAGGGATATTTGTTGCCATGGTTGTCTCCTTAAAATGGTCGTAGATCTATCAATGAGTTGCTTTGTAGTATTCGTCCAAAGCCTTCCGAGCGAAATCCCACATGTCGCTATCTTTGTCGGGTGTATGCGCCACAAGCTGGTCAAGAGACTCGACAAGGCGACGAACAGTGGAGCCCATCAGAAACTCGCGTATGGCAATCATTTCGGGGCAACGGTGCATGGAGTCCACGTAGACACGCGGGTTCTTGAGGTTGTGGCGCTGAGTCTCGATGTATTGGTTTGCAGCCTTCAAGGTGAGGTGGGCGCATTTGAACTTCCATTGACGGTGAAAGTAGGTTTTCTCATAGCCGAATTCCTCGGCCTGATCTTCTTCCAGGGGCAGCCCTTCGCCGTCTTCCGGCACCTCGTAAACTTCGCCCTCATCGGGGAACAGCCAGTGATAGTTCTCATCGCAGTATTGAGGGTCGAGGCCATAGATCAACTCCTCTTCCTGCACGATGTAGATCGGGTGCGCGGTGAAAAGGTTGTCCTGCGTCCGCAGTTCTTGGCCAAGAGCGTTCAGATCCAATGCCATATGCCTACCCTCCATCATTTGGCCGTTTTCAAGGCGATGCCGATGCCGAAAACAAACATTGCCACAAGCTGTAATCCGGCTGCCCAATGGTCGTTGTTTATCTTGGAAAAATGGATTGACCAAAAGCCATGCCCGGCCCATATGCACATGGCGAAGGCGAGAAGAACCATTCCGTTGTTGAGGATAAAATCTTTCATTGTATGCCTACCTTTAATTTTCAGCCCTCTTCACCGACATTCTCGATGAAGCGGTCGAGTTGCTGCTTTGTGGCCCGGTATTGCCCGAGCACGCGACGGAACTTTATTTCCCCGTCGGTTATCATCTTGCGCAGAGTGCGCGGATCGGTCCGAAGATGCGCGGCTATCTCGTCGAGCCCCTTGAGTACGGGTGTGCCGTCCTCGATCTCGCGCAAACGGTGCGCCTTGGCTGCGCTTATTTCGCTCATTTCCCCACCACCAACAGGCCGAGTTTCCCGACGTCGTGGTTCCGCGTGTCGAAGTGAAACCACGACATGCCGGGGAAATCCTCGATGCAGGTGATATGCGCAAAACACGGCTGGCCGAACTGTCGGCCCTGCGTGTCGAGTTCCATGAGTTCGCGCCGGACCTCCTCGGCGGCCACGTCCTTGAACTTGCAGTCGAACCCGCGCCCGAATTTGTGCTGGCTGAACTCTGCCCCGGTGGACGTGATCCAGGGGCGCAGGCCGGACAGGTCGAACGATCCACCCCAAAGCCAGTTGTTGACCGTGATGGAGCCAAACCGCTCGCGGAGTTCGTCCAGGGTTATCAGGGCGCGGACGTCGAGCAGTTGCCAAAGCCTGTGCGGCTTGCTCCTGAACCGCTCGAACAGTTCTTCCGGGACTAGTTCCTCAACCCTGAAATGTTTGCATTTATACACCGGACTCCCTCCGTTTTTTGCTTCAACCATGTCAAAGATATCGCCGCCAAGCGCGAACATGCGTTCGGCCCTCGCCTGCCCGTCCACGCCTACCGCCTATGGCTCGGCCACAGGAATTGCACCAACTGGCCGTTTTCCCGGAGCCGGTCGACAACGCGCAGGCCGACGACCTGCTCCATTTCAGTCAACCCGAGGTTGGAAATAACGATGGTCGGGCGCATTTCCCGATACCGCCCGTCGATGATGTCGAAGAGCAACAGCCGTTCCGTGTCCGTCCCGAACTGAACGCCTATCTCGTCGAGGACGAGCAGGTCGGGAGAGACAAAACGCCGGGCCGTTTCGTGCTCGCTGTACGGGCTGCCCTGCCGCCACGAATCCTTTATCGCGCCGACGGCATGGCGGGCTGTGCTGTAGAGCACGCTGTTACCGCGCTCGCGGATCGTGTTGGCGATGGCGCACGCCAGGTGCGTCTTTCCGGTCCCGACGCCGCCGAGAAAAACCAGACCGGTCCCATCCGCCCTGGCCTCTCCGAACCGGGCCGCGTACCCCTTGGCGGTTTTCAACGCCGCCACCTGTCCGTGCGTTTCCGCCTCGTATCCGTCGAATCCGCTGGCAATGAAGCGGGCAGGGATACCCGTTGCATGGGCCGCGACCCTGTCACGGTCAGACTTGCATTTCGGGCACTCGACACGGTCACCCGGCAGCGACCTTCCCATTATCGGACCGTGATTCGGGCAATACCCCCGAACCATCCGAATCAGCGTATCGCGCCCACTTGTTTTCGGGGTCTTGCTCCCATCCAACGTTGTTGCCGTCCTCATAAATCATGCCTCCGTCAACGGGCGCACAGTGACCGCCCTGGTTCAGGTACTTGTCAAAATTGTCCGGGCGAAACGGGGTGGTGTGGTCGAGATACTTGCGGTCGAATTTCCGGTCCGCGACCTTGATGTCGATTACCCGCTTGCACTCATCGACCGTACGGCCATCGCGAAGCCGCGCCGGAATCAATCCGAGCGTCTTGAACCGCTTCCCGGTCTTGGCGTTCAGATAGTCGAGCACCTCGCCAGCCTGTTCGGCTATTCTGTCGCCTGCCGCTTTTTTATCCGGGGGTGCTTCGCCCCCTTTATGCTTAGTGCTGTGCTGTGCTGTGCTGTGCTGTGTTGTGTTGTGACTATTACTGCCTGTAGACTTCTGTTTACTGGCAGTAGAATTGTTTTTACTGGTAGTATACAATGAGTATTCTTCCGCTGTTACAGCAGTAACCCCTTGCTCTTTCAATTTCTCATAGATTTCAGGGAAATGGCGTTTCATTACGCGGAAACGACGGCGATTACTCCTGTCGTCGGCTGTGGCAGCCCACGGGTTGTGCTCGAACCAATCGTGCAGGACCAAAACCCCGTCTTCGTCGTCGATCCAACCTATATCGAGCAGGGCCGCAAGGAACTCCTCGGCGGCTCCGCTCCACCCTGCGTCGATGGCAATGTCTTCGGCATCCATGTCGGCCAAAACCCCATCCGGGTAGTTCTCGGCGGCGGTGATCCACAAATTGACCAAGGCGAGCACAGCCTCGCACCCGAGACGACGGGCCAGCTTTTTCCGTTTGCGGTGATCCTTGAAGCTGAACTTGATACGTATATCGTCGCTCATACCTCACCCTGCCGTTGTCTGATCGTCTCCATCCTTCTCCGCCTCGCTTTGCCGTTAAAACAATCGGCATGGCAGAACCGCAGTACCGCCCACCGTTCGTCGCTGCGCACCTCCCCTGTCCGTGGGTTGATGCGGTAAATGATGTTGTGGCACCCGCGTCCGGCGCAGACCTTGAAGTCTACGCCTTCGACGCCGGAGGGATGAGCCGGTAACGGCCTATCCGCTTGCCCGTCTTTGTCTTGACGATTTGGCATTCTATTTCGTGTCCGCGCTTGCGAAGGTCGTTTATCCGCGCCCCGAGCCGAAAGCACCCGAACTGATTGAGGGCGTCGATTTGCGTGATGGGGTGGCCCTGTTGCAGGTGTTTGAGAATGGCTTCACACTGTGACGGTTTAATCAGTGCGGCTTGTTGCATGTCCGGCCTCCTCCTCATATTTGACGACGTTCTCGTCGATCTCGCGCATGCAGTCGGCTGCCAGTTGCTTGACCAGCAAAAGGCGTTCAAGACGCGGCTCTTTCTTGAGCACGTTGTACAGGGCGTCGAGCACTTCGTGATCGTCGACGATTTCCTCGAATATGGTGGCCTTGTCCGGCGTCACCGGGGCGCGGTCCACTACATCCATTCCGACAGCGTCGGCCAGGAGCGCGGCCAGGCCGACGGCAACATCGCGTCGACCGGCCTGGCTGAGCCGCCCGAACAGGTCGAGAATGAGATCAGCCGGATTCTGATGGGTACAATCTTTGTGCGCGGTGTCCTCCGCGTACTTGTAAATTTGCGACTGGCTCCGACGGCACACGTCTTTCATGGTGCCCATGCCGAAGATATCCAGGCACCGTCTGAAAAACATACTCGTTTTCAGGATTGTGCCCCCGGACGATAAATTGCTATTCATGTTCTAATCGCCTCCGGTTGGTGAACGTGGGAAAATGCCGTTATACCGTTTTTATTTTGTTCTGGTGATCGGCGGTTTGATTGTGGTCTTCGATAATTCTCAGTGCCAACAGGCGCACGGTCGAAGGAAGACGACCGGATTGCCGTACACGATACCAACTGCGCACTGCTCGATAGCCTAATTTTTTAGCGACAGCGGAATGGTTGCCGAAGATTGCGTGCAGTCGGGAAATGATCTCTGTGTCATTCATCATGACAAGCATAGTATGACAAATTGACCTATTTCGCAACGCACCGGCAGGATGAAATATCATATTGCCAAACATTGCTCAAACAAAGATAAATTATATTGATATGATAGGTCGCCTAGAAAGTATCGTTGTCGAGCTTGCCGAGGAAAAGCTCAAGGAAAAGGGGTATAATCATACCACCTTTGCCCATGCTGCTTTCCCAGAAGAGAAGCCGGACACGGCATATCGCAGATGGTGCAGGATGCGAGATGGCGGACAGCGAATTTGGCTTGAGGATGCGTGGACTATAGCATTGGCCTTGGGCGAACCGCTTTCGGCTTTCATTTTCCAAGCGGAGCAACTAGCCAAGTCCCGTAAAGCAGAAAGCCCAAAGGATCAGGCCGCCAGTGGGTGAGTAGTGCTAAGGTAGTCCGTGGCGGTGGCAGAAAGGACCACCCGCAAAAGCCCCGGCCTAATTTAAAGGTTCTTTTTTTTGAGCATTAGTACGCATTTTCTTAATTTCTACTTCTTATATAATACCGTTTTTGTGAGGTTTACCAATGTGTTACAATTCAATATTTAAGATTAAGTCCAGCGGGAGCACCCCGTACTCTGTCATGGTGTCTGTCGAGGGAAAGGACGTTCGCATTGGGTGCAATTGCAAAGCGGGCGCAATGAATCAATTGTGCAAGCATGTCGTTTCGTTGTTGGAGAATAATCAAAAATTACTTTATGATGCATCGCAATCTGAAGAGTTCAATGTATGCCATACCCATTTAATTGAAAGTGGAATCGTCGAGACATATAAATCCATGGACAGTAGGGTTAAAAGCATTGAAAAAGAAGCGAAAAAGGCAAAAGACCAGTTTGCAAAGGAAAAAGCTGAAATAAAATCAATGTTTTTCAACTCAATATCGTAAACACATAAATACCATCGCTCTATTGCCGCCCTCTCGGGCGGCTTTTTTTTGGCCATTTTCACTATGACAAAAAGTCATAGCTAGTCATTGACGAACATGACAATTTGTCCTATTCTGCTTTCAACGACGAACGAAAAACCGGTCTGAACAGACTGCGCCAAACGGCCAGCGAGTAGGACGCAGATAATCGGAAGTCGGACCGCCCTAGCCAGTAGGGAGGCAGGACAACCAAAGGCAAAGGGGTGCGAGGCGGGCCGTCAGGCCCAGGGGTGTCGAGCCGAAAGGACGCTCCCCCCACCCGCAGCCAGCGGGAAGTCAGCCTAGAACGAAGGCAGCATAGGGCGCGTAACCGGGAAAGTTCTTTGAACAGCTTGGAGTCTGAGACAGGTCTTTATTGGCCGCCAGACCTGCACGAAAAAGAAAGCGGCTAGGGGGAGCGACGACGTCATGACGGCAAACCGATGGAAAAGGGATGTCGTTAAGTTCCCCCTCCTCTCTCAGGCCCCAAGCAAGCACACTCGAAGCCTTGACCGGTCAGGACGTCCCTGGCCCGCCCTGTTCGTCTTGGGGCATAGGCAAGGCGGGGCGAACGGTTCGCCCCGCCGGTCAAGGCTTCGAGCGGTCGGCGTCCCTTGGGGATCATCATGCATACCCCTCCCCAACCTCGTACCAGGGGCGAGGGTCTACTACCGCCCTCGCCCCGCCCCAAGGGGAACCGACCGGACAGGAGGCGGAACCATGTTTCTCGCAAGATTCAGAATCGGCAAAGGGGCCGCGTCCCTCCCCATAGACAGGGCCAGCCTTGTCGAGGGCATGCGGATCAACGGATTCGATGTCGAAAAATCAATCCGGGCCATGAACAACTTGAGCCGTGGAATACCCGTCATAGTCGGCGAGTGTGTGATCGAAAGGATCAACAGGAGCAACCAGAAATGGAATTGAAGATTCAACAGACCGACATGGTCGCTCCCGTGTCCAGAGGGGGCGGACCTCGTCGGTGCGTTCGAGGGAACCAGCCTTTGGACACAACTGGTTTCGGGGCGTAGGCAATGCCCGATTTCGACGCCACGCCGTGCGCTGTTTTCCCGAGACAGTCGGGGAAACAAGCATCGTTCACACTCCATCTTTTCCCCGGAGATAGCCGGGAAACATGGACCAGATACGGCGGCGGACCGGATAATTTCCGGGCTGCCGTCAACGGGAAATACTACCGAACCGCCGACCGCAAATTCGTATTCTTCGACCGCGAAGGAATCGAATGGATGATCCGCCAGCACACGCTGGCCCTGCTCGGCCTGGTCGGGCCATGGCCCGAAGAACCGGTCCGCCCAGATCTCCCGCGAGGAGCAAAGGTATATTGGCTCAAATGCGAGGACGACGCCGACAATGTGCTCGGCTGCGAGACGGGCGGCGAAACCATGATCGAGACGTTCACCCGAACTGAGCCGTTCCAGGGCGAGCACAATGAATGGATGGCCTATGTCATGGGCAGCCGCTCCCCGGTGCCTTTGGCAAGCCTGAAAGTGAGGACATAATGTCAACATGGCTCGACCCCTCCCCCAATTTCAAATGCCCCCGGTGTGACTGGACAGGCCCGGCCACGGACCTAGACGGCGCAGCCGAAAACGAGTGCCCGCGTTGCGGCGGGAAATGCGAGAGGTGCTGAACATGCCCGAGGAGAGCAAGGGAATCCTCCACCTCGTTACCCAGGACGGGCAGCCTTACGGCTCCCGGCGCAAGTGCTGCGAGGAGTGCGGCAAGGGAATCCACCGCATGCGGGGAGTATCGGCGGGAGACGCCTACACCAACGACCGCGATTTTTACCAAAATGCCGAGGCGCACGGCTGGACGCCGTGTTCATCACTAACCATCGACCACTAGAGGTAACACCATGGCATGTGGAGAACATGACATCACCGTCAACCAGGGCTCTCTTTTCTATCAGGACTTCAAGTTCCTCCAACTCGACGGAAACCCGGTTGACCTGACCGGATCGGAGTTCGCCGCGCAGATAAAGGAAAAACGCGATTTGGACGCCCCCCCCGTCGCCACCCTGGAAGTCACAATTATGGAACCCACCGAAGGAACTGTCCGCGTCAAGCTCCCGCCAGCCGAGTCGCGCAAGGTCAAGACAACCGGATTTTGGGACCTGGTCCGCGACCCCGCCGGGACCAGGGAAATGCTCTTGCGAGGCAAGGCCGTCCTGAACCAGGGGGTTACCGATGTCTAGCATCGTCGCTTTCGTGGTCGAAAAGGACGTAGTCAAGGTATCCACGCCCGGTTTGCAGGGTGCTCCGGGAAAGTCCGCCTACCAATCCGCTGTCGACCTCGGCTTCGAGGGCACCGAAGAAGAATGGTTGGCCTCCATCGGCGGCACGTCGGGCGAGGTGATCGAAGGCAAGTCCGCCTACCAATCCGCCGTCGACCTCGGATTTGAGGGCACCGAATCGGAGTGGCTGGCCTCGCTCAAGGGCGATCCGGGCGACCCCGGCGCGGACGGGACCACCCCGGTCAAGGGCGAGGACTACCAGGACGGCGCATCGGCCTACGAGGTCGCTGTGGCCAACGGATTTGTCGGCACCGAGATTGAGTGGCTGGCCTCGCTCCAGGGCGATCCCGGTACGGACGGCGCGGACGGGACCACCCCGGTCAAGGGCGAGGACTACCAGGACGGCGCATCGGCCTACGAGGTCGCTCTGGCCAACGGATTTGTCGGCACCGAGTCGGAGTGGCTGGCCTCGCTGGTTGGTGCCGACGGCCAGGATGGCTCCACCCCTATAAAGGGCGAGGACTATCAGGACGGCGCATCGGCCTACGAGATCGCTGTGGCCAACGGATTTGTCGGCACCGAGATTGAGTGGCTGGCCTCGCTCCAGGGCGAGCAGGGCGACCCCGGCGCGGACGGGACCATCATCACCGTATCAGCCACGGCCCCGGCCGATCCGGCAGAGGGGGATTTATGGCTCGACATCAGTTGAGGCCCATGCCGTTGACGGCTCAAAAGGCGGCACAGCCTATACTGGATATGTCCGCGATATCCTCAACATCCGTATCGTTCAACCTCCCATGTTGGTCCTGTCGGTGCGGCGCGACCGGCCAGGGAGGAGAGCTCCTGTACGATCCGGAGGAAGTCCTATGGTATTGTCCCCGTTGCCTCAGCACGCATTGGAGGTGGTATTGATGTTACGCAGCTACCTGTCCACCGTGGTATCCGACGGGACAGACCTCGGCACTGAGCCTGCCGTGTGCCTCGCGTACTCGGGATCGTGGTCGTCCAGGCCCGGTACTGACAAGGACCACATCATCGTCGTGGCCGACGTGACCGACGCCGAGCACGCCGCAATCGTGGCCGTAGACGGCGTGGAGGTGCTGCCATGACGATGTGGACGAGCGTGTTCGACGAGCCCGCCGGAACCGTGGTCCAGGACTGCGGCAGCCCGGCCGATTTTTGGGTCAATGCGTCCGCGTCGGCATATTGGTGGATGACCGACGGCAACGGCCGACTGCGCCCATCTGCCGCGCCGCTCAACTACAACGTAGTCCACCACGCCGCATCCTCTCCGGACCAATCGCTCACTCTGCGGTTGGCGCGGGCGTCGTCCTCGGCAAAAAAACCGCAGGTCGGGCTGCGCCATACCGTTACGTCCCACGCATCGTCATTGCAGGTGAGTGGATCGTACACACTGCTGTACACGTCCGGAGGTTGGCGGCTGTACTACGGCTGGTCGCGCGTTGCGACAGTCGCAGACCAGGACTACGCAGACGGGGTGGACGATCCGGACGGCGACGAGACGCGCCAAATCGAGGTGTCGTTTGTCGGCACCACCATCACGCTCACCGTGACCAAGGGCAACGGAGCGTCGGTCGGATCGGCTACGGTTGAGGACGCGGCCGTCACTGACGCCAATAACGTGGTCCTGTTGCTAAACGGCAGCTACTCGTCGACCGACGATCTATCCTCGTATTGCCTCGTCGACGCGCTGACGGCCGTGGACGGCGTAGGTTCCGCCGCCCCCAGTAATCTCAAGGTCTACCAGTCCGGCCAGTGGGTCCAGGGCACTCTTCAGGTCTATCAGTCCGGCCAGTGGGTCCAAGGAGAGCTCAAGCGGTACAACGGACCGATTTGGGGCTAATAGGATCAACGAATGAAAGAATCCATAAAAAAAGTGATTGGATGGCTGTACAGCCAAAAAGAGACTCATGAGCGCGAACTGAAAAAGTGCGACGATGCGATCCGCGCGATTCAATCCGTCTGCGACCACAAGGGAACACTTGTGGACGACGGCCACGACTCCCATAACAGCTACAAAAAATGCACCGTGTGCGGGCGCAGAATCTAGGCGGGCTTTTCTAAAGGCCGAACCAGCACACCCCAGAATCATGCCGCCAGGATTGACACCCACCCCATGCCCGCATACACCTCCATTTATACAAGGAGGTGATTTATGCATGAAAGGTAGTTTCTACACTCGTCAAAAGTGTGGAATCTGCGGCGGAAAACTGTTTCACAATGAGCGGTTAGGGGGGTTTTTCTGCGACAAGCATAAGCAAGTCCAGGCAACCGGCGGTTTCATCATCTCATACGGCAGGAGTATCCGCAGGGAGTTCAGCAACTACGAAAAGGCGTGGCGGTTCATAACCGGCCTGCGATGGGAAGAGGACCGAGGCGTTCTTGATCCCCGTGACCATCAAGCCGACAACCCGTTAGCCTTTGACAAGCTGGCCCGCGAATACATTGCCGAGAAGGAAACCGACGACGATTTAAGCCCCAACTACAAGCGAAAGGTGCGATACCACATGACCCAGGCAATCGAGCAGTGGGGGGATCGCAACGTCAAGCATGTTGGGCGCCGCGAGATTAAGCACTTTATTCAAGGCTTGCCGTGCAACAGCAAGAAAACAAAGGCGAATTATCAGGGAACGTTGCACAACTTCTTTCAATTCCTTGTACAAGAGGAGTACATCGAAAGACACCAAATCCCTGAATTTCCGAAAATCAACTACACGCTAGGATGGAGGCCCGTAACGGACCTAGAGACACAGAACGCCATACTCGACGAACTACGCAAGCAGTCTTGGGACGAAAACCCAAAGGTCTGGATCGGCGTGGACCTGCTCCGCACCTATACCAACCTTCGCCCCGGCGACCTGCTCCGCTTGGATGAAAAAGACGTGGACGTCAAAAACGGCGTGTTGACTCTATGGCACCCGACCAAAAAGAAGAACAACAGGAAAACCGTGCTCCTACTGGACGAACACCGGGAATTACTCAAGGAAATGAAAGCCATGTTCCCGGCCCTGCCGAACGTGAAGTTTTTCCGGCATCACACCCGGATCAACAACAATATCGAGCCGGGCCAACCGTTTAGTAACAAGTACATTTACCGATGGTTCAAACGCGCTTGCAAGACATTGGGCGTCGAACAATTGGACCTGTACGGAAGCACCAGGCACACGACCGTCACCGAACTAGCAAAGATGGTCGGACGTGACGGAGCAAAAGAAGCCTCCGGCCACGAAACAAATAAAGCATTTGACCGATACTGCCAAATGCAGACAGAGGGCGCTCACGCGATGGCCAAGATAGTCCGGCAGGCTCAAAAGACCGGCAAGCTCATCGACATGAGGAAAGCCCACAACGGCTAG